TTGTTACTATCCGCAATATGGCAGATAGCATCTATAACCAGATGGATTGTTTGCGTGAGATTATGAAACTGGCGGGGCTTCCGGCCTATTCATTCGATAGAGAAAACACCGTCAAAGCTTATCAGGAAAAGCTTAAGATCATCAAAACCGACTAACGAAACCGACGCATTCTCCCTCCCCTTGACCCGCTTGGCTAGTCCGGCGGGTTCTTTTTTGCCTGAAGCTTAGTAAATACCGTTGCGGGTTGATTGTGCAGGATATTTTGGGCGGGGATAGGCCGTAGGATTGTTAGTTATGTTGACCTCAATAGGCCACTGGGATAATAACCGGCATGACAAATTAGGTAACGCGCATGGGTGCGGGTGCGAGTAAACCGGCGGGATTAATCGGCGGGGTGTTGTTTAGGGTTATGTCGAAGGGGTGGCAACCTTGGCAAAGTCCCAAAGGGGAAATAAATATGGCTTGCGCGGGGGCACGCAAGGGGCATGCCACCCCCCCGGCATATGCTATGCAATGTCGACAGCAATTTTATCCTTGAGGGTTATCGATACGGTTATGAAACCGACGTGTAGGGGGGCTTGCCCCAAACCTAAGACAAAAAAAGACCCCAAAGGGATCTCCCAGTGGGGTACAAAACCGACGTATAGGGGGAACGGGGTGGTATAGTGTTATTTCCCGGCGGGTCTTACCCTCAGTATAAGGGTAAAATTCAATTTTGTCAAGAAAAAAGTAACCTATACGCCTATTTTATATTTTTGCTGTTGACTTACAGGCTGTTGATGGCTATACTTGTGTTGTGGGGCTAGATTATTCTAGCGCATCCCGACAATTAACCTCTCTGACTTGTAGTAACAGGGCGATGTAGGCTAAGAAATCGGTCCCACATCTCATTCACAAGGAAATCGACATGCTATATGAAGCAGCAATAATCGTCTGTCTGTCGGTTTCGCCTGACACATGCTACAAACTCGACGATACACGCGGTCCTTACGAGACAAAAGAAGCTTGTAAGGTTCGTGTAGACGAGATGGCTGAGTTTGCAATCAAAGTTCACCTATTCGAACTCGATATCAAGTGGCAATGCGCGTCGGTTTCGGAACAAAACGATGAATCTACTTCCCCAGACACACAAGAAGAAGGAACTAAGTCCTCAACAGGAGAAGTTCCTCGACTTTCTGTTTGAAAATGGCGGACAAGTCACAGCAGCAGCAGTCGATGCCGGTTACTCGCGGGGTTCTGCCGCGTGGCTACGTTCTACGCTTGCTGATGAGATTGTTGACCGTACAAAAACAGTCTTAGCTACTAACGCATTCAAGGCTGCAAGCCGCGTCATAGCAACAATAGACAATCCTGCCCCTGAACGTGGAGATGACTTGCGCCTCAAGGCTGCTGAGTCGCTCCTAAACCGCGTTGGCGTAGCAAAGCAGGAACAAATCAACCACAACGTAACCGCCGTTCACGGCGTAGTTCTGTTACCCCCAAAGAAAGAGGTGATTATCGATGCGGAGTGATAAAGAAATTCGCACAATCGCCCTGAGTGATCAGATATCGAAGCTGACTAACCAAGAGTACGATCAGTGGATCAAGGTAATCAAACCAAAACTGTACGAGCGTAAGCCTAAAGCAATGGGTGGGGCTTGTCGCGGACGCAAAGCAATCTATAAGGTATAGCTATGGAACTAATACAAAACCTCAAAGATCTGGTGACAGACTTCACCGAAATGAACAAGCGTGATGCGTACAATCACCTCGTTCGTGTCTACGGCGACGAAAAAGATATGGTAGAAGCTGGCATGAAGAAGTGAAACGAAGCCAACCCAAATGGTAAGGGACGTTCTGCTGATCCGTCTGCGGAAAAGAACTAGGCTTTGTCCGAAACCGACGAGCCAAAGCGTAAAGCGGGTCGACCTAAGAAAGATCCGAACGCACCGAAACAAACGTATCAGCTATCTACTGCTGAACGTGCTCGTCGTGGTGCACAGAAGCGACTACGTGCCGCAAAGAAAAAAGCAACGCAAACAACTAAAAAAGCAGAAGCACAAAGAGACTATGCACGTAAACTCGAAAAGACAATCGGAAAAGTCGAAAAAGGAATCAAGGGCGACGGAAGTACAGTGGTCGACATGGGAGATCTCTCCGTTCTACCCGAATCCGTATCTGAACTCGTACAAGACAGTGAAGTCGTATTTCAGCCGAACGCTGGACCACAAGAAGAGTTTCTTGCAGCGTCAGAGCAAGACGTTCTTTACGGCGGAGCCGCTGGTGGTGGTAAGTCGTTCGCTCTACTTGCTGACCCCTTACGCTATTGTCACAACCCTAATATGCGTGGCCTTCTTCTCAGACGCACCTTAGACGAACTAACAGAACTAATCGATAAGTCACGCCAGCTATACACAAAGGCGTTCCCCGGAGCAAAGTTCCGTGAATCAAAATCAACGTGGCACTTTCCATCAGGAGCCACCCTATGGTTTACATACCTAGACAGAGATAAAGACGTTACCCGTTTTCAGGGACAGGCTTTTAACTGGATAGGAATAGACGAAATAACACAATACCCAACCCCTTATGTCTGGGACTACCTTCGTTCTCGTTTGCGTAGTACCGATCCCGAACTACAGAAATCTTTGAATATGCGTTGTACAGCCAACCCCGGCGGTGTCGGCGGCTGGTGGGTAAAGAAGATGTACATCGATTCTCGTACAGAGAACACTGCCTTCCCCGCATACGACATAGATACTATGAAGCCGTTTGTGTGGCCTAGCGGTCACGAAAAGGCAGGTCAGCCGCTGTTCTACCGCAAGTTTGTACCGGCACGGCTGACAGATAATCCCCACCTCATGGCTGACGGTCAATACGAAGCCATGCTACGTTCGCTCCCAGAAGTCGAGCGGAAGAGACTTCTCGAAGGGGATTGGGATGTGGCAGAGGGAGCAGCCTTCCCAGAATTTACAAGGAGTAAGCACGTTGTCGAATCTTTCGATCTACCTACCAATTGGCCTCGCATTCGAGCGGCGGACTACGGGTACTCCAGCCCGTCGGCTGTTCTGTGGGGTGCTATTGACTGGGATAATAATATTTGGGTTTATCGTGAACTGTATGCAAAACACTTGACAGCAGAGCAATTAGCTGATAAAATACTAGAAGCAGAACAGTTTGATCCATTACCTCACTACGCGGTGCTCGATGCTTCTTGCTGGAACAAGACAGGCTTCGGACCGTCTATAGCAGAAGTTATGATGCGTCAAGGCGTTCGTTGGACTCCTTCAGACCGCAACCGTATTCAAGGAAAGATGGAAGTTCACCGCAGACTTGCGGATGATCCATATTCACAGGAACCACGTCTTCGCGTATTCTCTACTTGCCAGCACACAGTCAAACAGCTTGCAGGTATTCCGCTATCAAAAACCAACAGCGAAGACGTGGACACTAAAGCAGAAGACCACGCATACGATGCCTTACGTTACATGGTAATGACCCGCATGAGTGGCTACGCATCTATACATCAACAACTAGGCGCAATCAAGAACCACGTTCACAAGGTTCAAGATGAAGTATTCGGATACTAACCTATGGCAGAACCAACCGACATCTCTAAGAACATGGGTACCGCCGAAAAAATGGTAAAGGATGGTACTCTTGCTTTTAGACAATACATGGACATCCCATATATTCCCGAAGAAGAAGAGTTTTTGTTCGAAGAGTTTGGTGGAAAACCCGGTCAAGGCAGAATAAAAACACCCAAGAAACTAACTGTTAAACAGGCTATTGCTCTTTTAGATTATTCTGGCTTTCCCCTTGCTGATGAAAATGCAAAGTTTTCTATTGCATCTTCTATAAAGTTGAGTGCACCAGAACTGTTCGATGATGCCAGCTTTAAAGACTATGAAAAAAAGTTCGGTAAAGTTATGGAGATGCAAGAAAAAGGCGCATCTGCGTCCAAGAACATAACAACGGCAAAAACTCCCGTAGCAGCAAACGAACCTATGCCATCTAAAAAAGACCCGACCCAGATCACTCTTCGCGAAGCAGCCGACGCTTACAATGCTCGTGGTGCGGGTAAGATTGCACGGTTCAGTGCAAAAGGAGCCTTGAAACAATACGGGAATATGCCCCTTGTTCAAGCATTCACGCCTGACGAAAACGGTGTTCGTCCCATCGATAAGATGTTAGAGGGAACAAAGAGTCAAGGTGCAGCAAACTCCCTACAGGATGATCTTCGTCTGATTTCCAAAGATGTAAACAGACAGATATTTAACGCAGACCCTAAGTCGCCTGCCTTGAACCTGCTTCCCGGTTTAGAGTCTAACGATCCACAGACATTCAACATCTTCGGTGAAAGAATATCTGCCCCGAAGCAAACTGAGGTTGCAATCATAGCCCAAAACAAGCAGGGCTGGGGCGAGTTTATGCAGCAGTTAAACGCCATTCGTGAAGGTGGTGGTAACGATGCTGTAATTGCCGATGCAATTTATGTAAACCTGCAGACGGGATATCGTAGTGGAGCAGTTGCAGGCTTAACGGGTGCGGAGTATAAAGTAGATCGCGGTACTATTGAGATTACACCGCAGACAAAAGCTACTCCCGACCTTGAGAAACGAACAGGTGCACAAAAAGTAGGTGGTGCTCGTAAGCAGGCTATACCACAAGACGTTCCCCTAAACGAACAATCACATGCTCGTCTTCAACAGCGTCTAGCTGCTAATCAGCAAGATGTTGGAATACGCTCTTTTATAGAAGATAAGATTAAGGCAGGTAAAGCTGCACCTGTATTTGTAATTAAAGGAAAGGGTGGAAAGTATCGTCAAGTAAAGACGGATGATATGACAGAAGTTCTTTCTCGCATTAAGACATCCACGCCTATCATCAAAGACAACATCACAAATAAAGACTTTAATACGTTAGTTCCTGATGATCCCTCATATTCAGGCGAAGATAAAAAAGGTAAGTTTGGCGCGGCTCTTCTTCGTAACGTATTTGCAAACGTTGCAGCCTTTGAAGTACAGATGCCTGATACAATGCTAGACTTCTTACAGGGACGTAGCCAAAAGTCTGGTGCGGAAACTAGATCGAAGACAGCCAAGTCAGGATACTTAATTCGTCCCCGTGGAACATTCTACCCTGCAGAACGAGACGCTGCACAATCAGTTGGTAACTGGTTTGATCAGGTTGAGGGTACAGATGTATCTCAGCGATTCGATCCTGAGACACAGACAGTTCGTGGCGCAACGTATGGTATTTCAGGCATGTTCGATCAACCAACTGCTGCTGCTATGCCAGAGCCAGTAACACCTGTAGTAAAGCCAGAACCTACAAGTTTAGGTGACTTGTCCCCCGAAACCAAAGACGCAATGACGAAAGCCGGATTCAAAATCGATTGGTCAAAGCTTTCAATAGGGGCTGGTTTAGGTACGGTGACTACTCTGGGTGTCTTGTCTGATCCTGCTCAAGCTGCAGTTGACGTAGGTTTAGAGGTTGGCGCACGAGCGTTAGGAGCCGCTGCCGGACCTGCTGCAGCCATACCGATGATCATGGCTCCCACAGAACTAGGGTCAGGCGAATTACAACCCGGTGATCGCCCAGCCACCCAAGAACAATTAGATACGGCACGTATACAAGCTGCTCAAGCCGTAAAAGAAAGAGATGCAGCAAGAGTACAAGAAAGTGCGATTCCCTCGCAATATCCAAGCACGGATAACTTTCTAAATATGCAACCTTAATAATTAGGAGAATAACCATGAATCTCAACATGGGCGAAGCTTACATCATGGGTGCTGACAAGGTATCTGTAGATGATCAAGAAAGCTGTAGCAAGCTATATCGCGAAGGTCTAGAGTTTGATACTAAGGCAAAGACAGGTGTACTCACCGAAGACATGCCTAAGAAGATGACTAAGGCTGCTGTTGATCCTTCAGTAATGAAGATGGCAGAATCACGCGACTACTAAGGAGTCGATATGTCCGACGATTATCTCCAACCTGACGACGAAACAGCCGTACCGGTAATAGACCCTTCTGGGGAAATGCCCGGTCTAGCAGGTTACGTAAAGTCTCGCTTCGAAGACGCTGAAAACGGTCGTTACGCTTACGAGCAACGTTGGTTACAGGCGTACAAAAACTTCAGGGGCATTTACGACTCTACAACTAAATACCGTGACACAGAACGCTCTAAGGTATTCATCAAGATTACCAAAACAAAAGTTCTTGCAGCTTACGGTCAAATTGTAGATATCTTATTTGCCAATAAGAAGTTTCCGCTTGTTGTCGAGTCCACCCCGATGCCAGAAGGCATTGTGGAATTTGCTCACATGGGTACGCCCCTAGATCAGCAAAATCAGCAAGAAGATCCCTACGGATTCGAGGGCGACGGACGTGAGTTACGTCCCGGAGCACGTGAGGCTGAAGCTAACACCGGAGCTTACGGTGAGCAGTTTGGAGAAGCCCTAGTTCCCGGCAAAGCAAAGGTCGGTGAACCACAGGTTGAGCCAGCAAAAGAACAAGCTCGTCGGATGGAAAAGCACATCCACGACCAGTTGCTTGACACTAATGCTGTCAACGTATTCCGTAAGGCAATCTTTGAAGCTTGTCTTTTAGGTACGGGTGTAATCAAAGGACCGTTTAACTTCTACAAGCGTGTTCACAAGTGGGAAAAGGACGACGAAGGTAATCGTGAGTACAAACCCTACGAGAAGGTAGTGCCGCGCATCGAGTCGGTTTCAGTCTGGGACTTTTTCCCTGACCCAGCCGGTACTAACATGGAAGACTGTGAGTATGTCATCCAACGTCATCGTATGAATCGTCAGCAGATTCGTAGTTTAATTATGCGTCCGCACTTCGATGCTATTGCTATTGAAGAGACTCTTGCAAAAGGACCAAACTACGAGGACAAGTATTACGAAGACACTATTCGTGAAGACGAGACAGAAGCCTACTATCAAGAAAGCCGCTTTGAGGTCTTAGAATACTGGGGAACCCTAGATTCTTACATGGCTAAAGAAGCTGGTATGGAAGGCGCAGAAGAAATTGGAGAGTTCGATCAGGTTCAGGTTAACGTCTGGGTCTGCGGCACACAGATTCTTCGTTGCGTTATGAATCCGTTCACTCCTGCTCGTATTCCGTTTCAGGCGTTCCCGTTTGAAATCAACCCCTACCAGTTGTGGGGCGTTGGTGTCGCTGAGAACATGGAAGATGCACAGATGCTGATGAACGGTCACGTTCGGATGGCAATCGACAACCTTGCTCTCGCTGGCAACCTAGTATTTGACGTTGATGAAGCTAGCTTGGTTCCCGGACAGAATATGGACATCTTTCCCGGTAAAATCTTTCGTCGGCAGTCAGGTGTGTCGGGTACAGCTATCAATGGCCTCAAGTTTCCTAACACAGCACCTGAAAACATTCAAATGTACCAGATTAGTCGTCAGCTTGCTGATGAAGAGACGGGTATACCGTCCATTATGCACGGTCAGACGGGCGTAACAGGTACCGGACGTACTGCAGCAGGTTTATCGATGTTGATGGGGTCTGCTGGGCTTTCTATGAAGACTGTGATCAAGAATATTGATGATTATCTACTAAAAGTCTTAGGAGAAGCATATTTTCAGTGGAATATGCAGTTTAACGACAAGGTAGAAGATATCGAAGGTGACTTGGAGATCAAACCTCGCGGCGTTGCAGCCGTGATGCAAAAAGAGGTACGCAGTCAACGCTTAACTGCCCTTCTTCAAACCGTAGCCAACCCTATGCTTGCACCGTTTATTAAAATACCAAACCTGATAAAAGAACTGGCTATCTCACAAGACATCGACCCCGATAGCCTTGTCAACGACCAAAACGAAGCGCAAATTTACGCTCAGATGTTACAAGGGATGATGCAAAATGCTCAACAAGCCGCAAGCGCAGAAGCTGGCCCCGCTGCTCAACAGCAAGGAATGGCCCCTGCTGGAGGAGTACCTCAAGGAGTTCAGGGAACTGACGATTCGGGGCGTGGTAATGGCACAATCGGAGTCGGAACTGCGCCAAGTGCAGGGGAGACTGGCTTTACTGGAAACACTCCTCAAGCTGAAGGATAACTACCAAGAGGTAATAAAAAATGGCAACTAACCCCGTCTCATTGCCCACCATAAACATGGGAACACGAAAACCTTCGCGAAATCCTTTTTTCGAACCAACAGTTATTTCTACTGGAGAATACTTCAGTGGTCCCGTCGATTTCTACAGTCAGACGTTAGGTACAGGCATTCAGTCGACTGTTGGAGATGAAGATGAATCAGAAGAGGATCAAACTGAAGATACCTCTCCTAATCTCTTTGAGCCTATTGGCGGAGACGGCGGTGATCAGTATCAAAGTGCGCTTCAACACACATTAGGTTCTGGATTGCAACCTACGTACGATGTGACATCGTATGGCGTTAACGATTTAAAAGTCGACCAGATGAGTTTTTCTCCGGACTTAACTAAAAGTGCTTTCGAAGACATTGTTACCAACACTTTTACAGGGTTAAAAAACACTACGGGATTTGGTAAGTTCACAGAGACACCTATGGCAATGGGTCCGTTAGGTAAGCCTCGTGCTGTAGGACTTCCGGGAGCAGTTAGTGCTGGATTGGCTTTAACACCAGCAGCCCCCTTTGCACCTATGGCTGCGTTTTTTGGCGCAATGAGCATGGCGCAGCAAGCACGGACTGCAGCAGAAATAAAGGCTTCTGGCGGAATAGCTGGCTCCTTTATGGATGTGAATGGGATGATGGTCAGCCGCTCACCGGGATCTCTAACGTATAACGGAAATCTGCAAGGATTAAGTTCTGAGCAGATGGCTAGCTTAGATGCTGTAAAAAGGGGATTTGTTCCGGGAACCCTAAAAGCAGAAGTTTTTGACAAAAAAACAAACTCATGGTTGCAGGCCACTGGCGTAAAGTCAATGATGAGTTCAGATGATATGATGAGTGTCGGAGGAACGTACGATCCAACAACAGGAAAATTTGTTGATAGCTTGGGTCAAACATCCGCAATGGGAACCAAGAAAGCTGCACAGACTCTAGCAAATACCTTTAATAATAAGCTGGGTAGCACTATGTCGTGGCAGGACGCTAACGCTATCAGATCAACGATTGAAACTGATATATTTGGAAATGTAAAATCGGGATCGAAGACTTTTGAACAAGCATATAAAGATGCGGCAATAGCTAGTGCGTCAGCTAATACAGGACTTTCAGCTTCTCAACTAGAGAATGTTTACGACGGCAGTGATTTTGTCGTTAGCGGTAGAGGACGAGGTGTAAATTCAAAGGGCTACTCTACCTTCTCTGATTTCCGGGGAAGCAGCGAAGAAGAAGATGATGCACCAGACACGGGTTCAAGCACACCGTCTGCAAACGCCACGTATGATGCAAGTGCCATTTCAGGTACACCATCTGCTCCCGATGAAGACCCGTTTGTTGGGTACGAGTACGGTGACAACAATAACGACGGAGGAGGTCAGAGTGATGGCAGTGCTGCTAGTTCTGATTCATCAGGTCAAGGGCAAGATTCCAGTGCAGCAGATGTTGGTGACGATGCCGCAATGGGTGGACGTATCGGATACGCTCCCGGCGGCGAAGCTGGTTTTGCCCAGCGTCCAGAGTTTGTTGGCGGTAACCAGACTCAGCCAGACGGTGTTAGCGTAGCAGACGATCAACCCCGCGACGTACAAGAGGGAACTTTCGTAATCAACGCTGCAGCAGCCGACTTTGCTGGTCGCGGCGACATCGAAAAGATGCTTCGAGATGCCTATAAAAAGGTAGGAGACACTGGTCAGTCGGGTGTTACCCAAGAGGTTGCTATCAACGTATCGAAGGGTGAAGTTATGATCCCGCCGCATATTGCTAAAGAAATCGGCTACGACAAGCTAAACAAGATTAACAATCGCGGCAAGAAAGAAATTGCCCGTCGCCAGAAAACAGCGCAAGCAGCTTCAGGCGGCTTTATAAGTAAATAAAGAATCCGCTGGCTACCCACGAGTTCGTGGCCCCAGCACAACCGGAGCGGCTACCCACAGCCATGTGGCCCCGCTAGTGAGGTAAATACAATGGCAAAAGCAAGAGGCCACCGTGCCAATAAAGCAAACGACTCGTTTGGAACCATCAACAATGACAGTCTTTACAAAGGTAAGTACCGCGAAGATGTCTACAAGGACGATGACGAAGACGAGGTAGAAGCCCAGAGTGATGCTGACCCCGCTGAAATGGAAGCGGCTACTCAGCAGGAAGATGCCGGAAACAGTTTCGCTAAACCTAAAAGCGAAGAGCCGGAAGAATCCCACGACTACAAGAAGCGTTACGACGACTTGAAACGTCACTACGACACTAAAGTCAACGAGTTTAAGCAGGAAATTGACGGCTTAAAGTCTGCAGTACAATCCAACGACGTAGATATGCCTAGAGGTATTCCTATGCCGAAAACAGCGGAAGAGTTGCAAACTTTCAAGGAACAATATCCTGAAGTATTCGAAGTCGTACAGACCGTATCTGCTATGCAAGCACAGTCTCAGCTTTCACAACTGCAAGAAGAGATTGGCGTAATTAAAGAACGGGAAAAGGAGATGGAAAAGCAAAAAGCATACGCTGAACTTCTCCAACTACACCCAGACTTTAATGATATAAAGGCAGATGAGGATTTCTTGAGTTGGTTGGATGATCAACCAGAATCACTCAGTGACGGTATCTATAAGAACAACACAAATGCTCGTTTAGCTGCACGTGTGATTGATCTCTACAAAGCTGATAAAGGTATCAGCAATAAATCGAAGCAGACCAGATCTAAGCGAGACGACGCAGCAGCCGCTGTTACCCGTCAAGCACCCAAAGAGTTATCAACAAAAAATAACAAGGGTCAGACTTGGAAAGCTTCACAAATCGCCAAGATGAAACCGCATGAGTTTGAAAAGTTAGAAAGCGAATTAGACTTAGCGAGATCTGAAGGGCGAATCGACTTCAACTCTTAATACTTAAACCTCAAAATGGAAGGAAAAGCAAATGGCTTTTAATTCGGCATCAGGTTACAATAACCTGCCTTCCGGTAACTTTACACCGGAAATCTTTAGCCAAAAAGTCCTCAAGTTTTTTCGTCGCGCTTCGGTTGCTGAAGACATCACGAATACTGATT